ATGGGAAAGAACATCGAAGCGACTGCGCAATACTGCGCCGAACAGGCGAGTGACCTTTTCAGCGGCGAAAAGGCGCTGATGCCCGAAGTGCAAGAAATCCTGCAAAGGCGGTTTGCCCTGGCAATCGGGCATAAGGTCCGGGTTCATTCGGGAACAATGACGCGCGCCGAGGTTGAAGTCTTCGCCGGGGCGGCGATCCCCCCGAACCTGATCCCGGTCTTCTGCCTTGCGGTCGGTGTGACGCCAGAGGGCTTCCCCGCCTTTGCCGCGCAGGGGTTTCTTGCCGACCATGAGCCGACGCCCGAGGAAATCAAGCGGGCGGAAAGAGGCGCGCTTGACGCGTTCGGCTATGGGAATGATGTGCCACGCTTCACGATTGAACAAGGCACCCGGCATTGAAGCAAAAGGCCCCGGCGAGGGTGAAACGCCGGGGCCAGTGTCGAGAACGCGAAGCCAATCGCGCGCCTTGAATATAGGCGCATCTGCCCCGCCAAGGCAACACCTAATTCGAGGCCATGCCCAATGAACGCCCAAACACCTATTTTTCCAGAACTCGACATTTCCGTGCTTGAACTATTCTGTGCGCTGGTCGCCGCTGACGGGCAGAAAGAGCATCTTTTTTACACATACCCGGACAACAAGCAGAAATTCCGGGAAGTGGAAAAAGCGGGCCTGGACCCTTACCGATTTTATTGGGGCAAACCGTCCGATTTTTCTGCCCAACTGACCGCCGATCAACTCGAAGGCCGCGCGGTTTCCGTTTTTCCGATTAGTAGTGAAATCCTGTTCACCGATCAGGACGGCGATCCGAGGGCATATCGGCTTGCCGAGCGTATCCCCCATGCTGACCTGACGCCCACGACGACTTACCAAACGTCCCTGCTGGGCGAGGTCTTTCTATGGCGCTTGCGGGGGCCGTTGTCAGACTTGGGCATCCCTTCCGAGGTCCGGGCCGCATGGCAGCCGGAGATTGAGCGTTACCTGCAATCGCCCTGGTTCCAGCGGCTCAAGGCGACCATTCCCCCTGAGTGGCATGAGACGCTTGCACGGCGCGTGTCGTTGGAATGGTTCGTCACCGCCGCTGATCTGGCCGAACTGACGGGGGGCGACGACAGCATCATCTGGCGCGGCATCCGCGCGCCCGGCTTCTGGCACCGCAAGGTGCAGCCGGAGAAAGGCCGCGACGGAGCCGCCTTTCAGGTAAAATTCAACAGTCCCGAAAATGCGCGCGCAACGCTGACGCAATTGAGGCAAGGCGCGTCACTGTTTCAGAATAAGCTGCGAAAAGCGATCATGAGAAAGCGCGAGCGTGAAAGTCGCGCGGCGGTTCCATCAGGAGAAGCAGGTGAACTGGCGGCATGGGAATATCTGCTGCAATTCGTTCCAGTTGGAAACTATAGCACGGCGGCAAAGGCAGGCTTTGCGCTGGACGAAGCTTTTGGAGACGACGCGCAAGAAATTTGGGAAAGCTGGGTGGACGAAAACACAAGCCTGAACAATCCTGAATGGGGCAACTGGAAGCATTATGAGGCGGGATTGGGTTTTATCCACGCGGTCGCAAAAAACGAGGGCGCAGACATGACGCAATTTTACGACTTGAAGAAAGAGCGCGAGAAGCGCAACGCAAAAGTGTCACAACGAAAACTGTCTTTGTTGAGGCTGGACAAGATCGAAGCCCCCCTTTCGTCAAATTACGTCGTGAAAGGCTTCTTGGGTGAAGGCGAGCTATCGGTGATGTATGCCGCCCCCGGATCGAAAAAGACGTTTCTTGCGCTGGACATGGCCTTGCATGTTACCAGCGGCACGCCTTGGTTCGGAATGCGTGTCAGGAAAGAGCCGGGCGCGGTTGTTTTCGTGGCGGCGGAAGGCGGCGAAGGCTTCAAGAGACGCATTGCCGCGTTCAAAAATGAACGCCCTGAAATTGCCGAGGCGGCGCTGAGCCGGTTCTTCCTTTATCCGGGGGTGATCGATCTGGGGCCGGGCGGCGCAGGGGCCGAGGAATTGCTGGACGCGATCAGGCGCGACGTGAACGGGCCGGTTTCCATGATTATCATTGACACGCTGGCGCGAACAATGGGCGCGGGCGACGAGAATGCACAAAAGGATATGGGAATTTACATCGCATCGGCTGATGCCTTGCGCGAGGAAACGGGCGCGCATGTGATGATCATTCATCACAGCGGCAAGGACGTGTCCAAGGGGGCGCTAGGGTCCAGCGCATTGCGCGGCGCGGCCGATACCGAGATCGAGCTTGCCCCCGATGATGACGTGCAAGGACTGGTCATCATCAAGAACACGAAGCAGCGGGACATGGCCGCCGGGCGTGAACTTGGGTTCATGCTGCATGACGTGGACTTGGGCCGGGATGACGATGGCGACCCGGTAAAAAGTGCGGTTGTCCTGCAATACGACATGACGCGGAAGCCCCCCGCCTCGGTGAAGCTGGCAGCACAGCATCAGCTTGCGCTGGACCTATTGCACAGGCTGGAAGCCGATGCGGATGGCTGGTCCAGCATGTCCGAGTGGGATGATGCCTGCGAGGATGCGGGATTGTCGCAGGCCGATACGCGCCACAGCCGCCGTAAGGCATTCACGCGGGCCGTGGCCGCGCTGGTGAAGGCGGGCCGGATCGAGAGCAACGGCGAGCGCGTGCGGATCGTGAGAACCCCCGATGATGACGTTATTTGAAGCGGGACAAGCGGGACATGTCCGGGACATGTCTGGACATGTCTGCAAGCCCCCCAGACGGGACAGACAGGGACACACCCCTATAGGGGTGTCCTGTCCTGTCCCGGTAGGGCCGGGACATGGGAAAGGTGGGGGCGTTCCGCCTTCTGGTTCCCGCTTCCCGACGCCCGATCTGGTGCCAATGCCCCGGACCCCTCGGGGGGTGCCGACGCGCAGGGGGGAGTTTCCCCCTCACATTTCCGAACGCGATCTGAAAAATTACGAGGTTGAAAATGGCACGTCCTGTCAGTGAGGCGACCCTCGCCCTGGACTTCCTCGCCACGCTGAAAATTCCCGAAGGCAAGCTTGCGGGCAAGCCGATGAAGCTGGCGACGTATCAGAAAGAGTTTGTGCGCGGCGCGCTGACAAAGAACGTCAATACCGGCGTGCTGTCCATCGGACGCGGCAACGCCAAGACGGCGCTGTCCGCCGGGCTGGCGCTGGGGCATCTGGTGGGAGCCTTCGATCCGCAGCCCCGCCGCGAAATCATCTTGGCCGCCCGCAACCGCGATCAGGCGAAAATCGCATTCGGGTTCGTGCTGGGCTTCATCGCGGGGCTGCCCGAGGATGAACAAGCCCTGTTCAAGATCAGGCGCGGGCAGGTTCTCGAAATCGAGTATCCCGGCAGCGGCGGGGGCCTGCTGCGCTGCATCGCGGCCGACGCAAAGACCGTGCTGGGGGGAAGCCCGACCTTTATCGTCATGGACGAGCGTGCCGCCTGGGAACCCGAGAAAGGGGACGCGCTGGAAAACGCGCTGCTGTCCGGCATGGGCAAGCGCGATGGACGCGCGCTGATCATCAGCACAAGCGCGCCGGATGACGCGAACACCTTTAGCCGCTGGATCGATGAACCCCCGCCCGGAACCTATGTGCAGGAAAACCGGCCCGAATTCGGGCTTCCCGCCGACGATCTGCCGTCGTTGCTGATTGCCAACCCCGGCGCGAAGGAAGGCATCGGGTCCACGCCCGAATGGCTACAGGCGCAGGCGCAGCGGGCGATTGCACGCGGCGGGCACGCGCTGTCGAGCTTCCGCAACCTGAACCGCAACGAGCGCGTGAGCGTGGAGAACCGTTCGGTGCTGGTGACGGTGGACGAATGGATGACGGCCGAGGTCACGCCCGACGCCCTGCCGCCGCGTGAAGGGCCGTGCGTCCTTGGCGTGGACTTGGGGGGCAGCCGCAGCATGTCCGCAGCGGCGCTGTATTGGCCGCTGACAGGCCGTCTCGAAACGGTCGGGGCCTTCCCGTCCGTTCCCGGCTTGGGCGACCGTGGAGCCGCTGACGGCGTTTCCGAGCGTTACTTGACAATGGCCGAACGGCGCGAGCTGGTCACGCTGGGGGAGAACACGGTTCCGCCGGCCGCATGGCTGGCCGATCTGCACCGCCGCGCGGCCGGTCATCCCGTTTCCGCAATCACGGGGGACCGCTTCCGCTGGGCCGAATTCAGCGAGGCGCTGCAAAAGAGCGGGTTGGCGCGGGTGCCATTCGTGAGCCGGGGCATGGGCTGGAAGGATGGAAGCGAGGACGTGGAACGCTTCCGCCGTGCGCTGTTTGACGGGCAGGTGAAAACCGTGCCGTCGCTGTTGCTGCGATCCGCCTTTGCCGATGCGATTGTGCTGATTGATCCGGCGGGCAACGCCAAGCTGGCAAAGGCGCGCTCGAAAGGCCGGATCGATGCCGCCGCCGCAACGATCTTGGCGGTTGCCGAAGGGCAGCGGATGATTGCGCGCCCGCAATCCACCGGGGCGCGGGTGGGGTTCGGATGAGCCGCAGCCGTTACCCCGATTATTCCGTCAAGGTGCGGCAATCCGCGCAATGGAAGCGGCTGCGTTGGGAAATCCTGAAACGCGACGGGTTCCGCTGCAAAATCTGCGGCGCGGTCGGCCGGCTGGAAATTGATCACATCAAGCCGGTGCGCAATCACCCCGAATTGTCGTTTGGCGCAGAAAACCTGCAAGCCCTGTGCGTCCCCTGCCATTCGCGCAAGACGCAATCCGAGACGGGGGACCGCAATTCCTGTTCCCCCGAGCGGAAGCAATGGCTGACCCTATTGCGGAACGGGATTTGACGCGGCATTTATCGGTATGGCCCCTGATACCCCGTGAAGGTTATGTCCAATGCTGAATTCCGTCAAAATCGCCAAGCGGCAATCTGAAATTCGCCAGCAACTCGCAATTCTTGCGGCGAAAGAAAACCCAGACGAAAACGAAACGCGGCAAATGGAAACGCTGGATGCGGAGTATCGATCCAACGAAACCCGCTACCGCGCCGCGCTGACGGCCGAAGATGAAACCCGCAATGCCGCGCGCGAGGAACTGGAAACGCGCGAGGGGCGCGAATGGGATGAACTGGTGTCGCGTTTCGAGGCGCGCCAGATTGTCGCCGCGCTGGATCACGGGGCGCAACTGACCGGCGAAACCGCCGAGATTGTGCAGGAAATGCGGTCGCAAGGGAACTATCGCGGCTTCCCCGTGCCGCTGGCGGCGCTGGAACGGCGCGAGCTTGTGACCGGCACCACGGTTGCCGCTGACGTGCCCCGCCCGGTGGCGAGCCGCCCCCTCATTGACCGCGTGTTCCCCGCCAGCGTGGCGGGGCGACTGGGGGCCGAGGTCGTCAACATTACCCAAGGCAACCTGCTGTTCCCCGTCGCTACGGGGGGCGCGGTGGCGGGCTGGGCACCGACCGAGGGCGCAGACGTGCCGGGGCCGTTCCCGTTCAAATATGCCGAGCGCGCCCTGACCCCCGATCACACGCTGGGGGCGCATATGCGTATCACGCGCCGCGCGCTGAAACAGGCGGGGGCGGGCCTTGAAGCCGCGATCCGGCGAGACATGAGCGCGGCAATCGAAGCCGAGCTTGACCGCACGATCATCAACGGCAAGGGCGCGGATGGCGAACCGCTGGGCATCATCCCCGGCGCGTCCGAATACGGGATTGCCTCAACCCCCGTGGGGACCGTGCCAAGCTGGGCCGCGTTCCGCGCCGCCGCTGTCCGCTTCATGCAAGGCAACATGGCGAAAAGCCCGTCCGAAATCCGCGTGGCCTTCGATCCCCTGGTTTGGGGCGATCTGGACGCCGCGCTGATCGAAGGCACCGCCGTTTCGGAATTCGACCGGCTGACGAAGAACATTCCGGCAAGCCAGATTGCGCTGACCAATGTTCTGCCGGACGGCACCGCGATCCTGACGACGAACGCGGGTGGCGTGGCCCCGATCTATGTGGGGATTTACGGCGGGCTTGACGTGATCCGCGATCCGTATTCGGACGCGCAATCGGGCACGCTGCGCCTGACCGCGCTTGTGACCGCCGATGTGACCGTGGCGCGCGGGTCGCAACTGCTGATCCTCACCGGCCTTTCGGGAACCCCCTGATGACCGCACATGCGCAACAGGCAGCCAGCGTGATCCGCCGTCATGGAACGGTTGGCTATCTGTTGCGCGCGGTCGAGGTCGCGGGCGAATTCCCGTGGGAACCGGGTTCAACGCAAATGACGGCTTATCCCTGCCGCATCCTGATTGGCAGCTTTCGCGGGCTGGAACTGGCAAACACGCTTATTCAGGTGAACGATGTGCGCGTGCTGATTTCCGCCGAGGGGCTGCAAATCACGCCGGAAACATCGGACGTGCTGCAACTGTCCAACATGGACCGCACGTTTCAAATCCTCGCCACGCGCGAGGCGATGCCTGCGGGCGTGCCGCTGTATTACGAGGTTCACGCCCGATGATGCCGCTGGAAATCCGCGCCGCAACCGGCGGTTCATCGATCCTGACCGCGCGCTTTCCGTATGGCGACCGTGCGACCATCAGCGACGGGGGGAAATCCGGCCGTCCCCGCAAAGAACAATTCCGGCCTGGGGCCTTCACGCATTCGATCAATTCCCCCAATCAGGAAATCAATCTGCTGGTGGGGCATGATTTCTCGCGCCCGCTGGCAAGCAAGAATGCGGGAACGCTGCAAGTCGATGACCGCAAGGATGCGCTGATCATTGAAGCGGAAATGCTGCCCGCCATGAAACAAACGAGCCATTGGCAGGATTTCTTCGCGGGCTATTCGTCCGGGCTGATCACCGGCATTTCCCCCGGTTTCCGCATCCCCCCGCCGTCCGCCGTTCCGGTGGCGGAAATCTTCGAGGAAGAACCGCCGTCGCTGGGCCGGGCGATCATCCGCACGATCCTTGCGGCGATCCTGTTTGAATTCAGCCTTGTGACGCGGCCCGCCTATCGCAAGACAAGCGTGAGCATCCGCGATTATGTGCCGCCGTCTGAGGTCAGCCCCGACGACGCGGCGAATGATCCCTATGCCATGCCGTCGCAATTCCGCAATCCGCAGAACAGGTGGCGCTGATGACGGTTGTTCGATTTGCCGCATGGTCGCGTGAGGAACAACCGCTGCACGGCTGGTTGCCGGTGCCCACGTCCAACCCGGATGCGGCTGCAATCCCCCCGGCCGCGATCTGGCGGCGCTTGGAGCATTGGGCAGGCCGGTATTTCATCAAGCGGCCGATCACGTTCGAGTTTGAGGGGCCGGGCTTTGTCCAAAAACAGGACGTTGCCTTTGAGGGCGCGGAATATCAGGTCATGGATTGGAATTCCGGCGAAATCGTGACCATTCCCGCACCGATGCCGCGCAACGCGGGAAAGCAATACGTCCCTGCCGGACGTTACCGCGCCACCGGGCTTGCCGGTCTTGAATTGGCGCTATTCCCTGAAATCACCTATGCGGCGGGCATGTTCGCCAACTATCTGGCCGAGGTCCAGAAAGCCCCCGAGGGCGCGCATATCGCCGCTGAAAGCTATTCGATCAGCTTGGGCGGTGACGTGACCGAAAGCTGGCGCAAGGGCCGCAACCCGGTTGCCAACGCGCTGTTTGCGTCCGGCGCGGCGTCCATCCTGCTGCCGTTCAAAAAGACGAAAGGCAAATACCTGTGAAATTGCTTGACCGTCTGTTGCGCCGTGATGCGCCCCCCGTTGAAAAGCGCGCCGAATATGTCGGCGTGACACATCAGATTGTCGCGGCGCGGGCGGAATACCTGTTCGGCCGGTCCAACTTGGCCGAACTGACCGCGACGGTGCAAACCTGCGTGACCTTGTGGGAAAACGGCATGGCCCTCGCGGACGTATCGGGCACTGACTTGTTCGGCCCGGCCCAGCTTGCCATGACGGCGCGGTCCTTGGCCCTGACCGGCGAAGCCCTGTGGATCGTGCGCGAGGATGGCACGCTTGCGCCCGCGACCGACTGGACCATCAGCACGCGCGGGGGGCAGCCGGTGGCCTACCGCGTGACCGTGCCGGACGTGAACGGGGGGCGGGCCGAGACGCGGCTTGCGGCCGAGGTTTTGCACGTCCGCATCGGGGCTGCGCCGTCCGCGCCGTGGGCTGGGCGGTCCCCCCTGGCGCGGTCCAGCCTGTCGGCCGAGTTGCTGGCGGCGGTCGAGGTCGCGTTGCGCGACGTGTATCGGGATGCCCCCTTCGGGTCGTCCGTGATCCCTTTCCCCGAAGCGGCCGAGCTTGATCTGGACGACATATCGCGGGGCCTGCAAGGCTACCGGGGTCGCGTGCTTGTGCGCGAGAGCGTGCAGGTCCAAGCCGCCGGGGGGCCTGCCCCTGCCGCTGACTGGCGGCCGTCCGACCTGTCCCCCGACCTGTCGCGTTCGGGCTTCCCCGACGCCCTGCAAGCGGCCCGTGGCGCGATCTGCACCGCCTTCGGCGTCCTGCCCTGCCTGCTGGTGCCGAACGGACAGGGACCGGCGATCCGCGAAGCGCAGCGGCATCTGGCCGTGTGGCAGTTGCAGCCGATGGCGGCGCTGATGGCGCAGGAACTCACCGCCAAGCTGGGCGCATCGGTGGAAATCGACGTGGGCCGTCCGCTGCAAGCCTTCGACGTGTCGGGCCGCGCGCGGGCGCTGGCGACGATCATCGGCGCGCTGGCGCAGGCCAAAGAGGCGGGCCTGTCCGATGACGTGGTGCAGGCCACACTGGAAAAGGTGAACTGGTCAGAGGGCGACGGCATCGCCTGACGGGAAGCTTGACAGAGCAGGGAATGGGATGGTGTGGTTCACTAAAAATCTTCCCACCGTTCTATGAGTATGCAATATGAACATATTGTTAGCTTTGTGTTTCGTCGGTTTTGCTGTGTTTTCGGTAGTGCAGCTAATTATGACAGTTTTCCAGAAGCCCCGGTTGCTGCACTTGAAAAGGTCGGGGTTAGGACTTCTAGGAGCTTTCCTGTGCCTTATAGGCGGCGCTGTGATCTCCTTTGATTCTGACGTTGTTAGCGTCTCGGATACGTCAACAGGGACTACGGTTGAACCTTCTGGTGATATACAGGAAGGTAGCAGTGCAACTCAGAACAAGGTAGCACCGGCGGCGCCAACAGTTGCAGCTCTCGACACCGTCCCTGCGCTAAATGCACAAACTGGAAATCCGCGACCGCGACCTCGACCAGCCGACCACGCTGACAAAGTGCCAGAAACGGAAGCACCTAGAAAAAACGCTGAGAACACAACAGAGATACTTCCTGGGCAGTGGGCGCGGGCGTTCTGTAAAATGGTTGATAGAACCGGCCTAACTTCCTCTCCTTGCGAAGTTAGCTTATGGAATAGTGAAATTATCATATCAATTGATATGATAGCAAGCGAAGCTCGTGCGCTTTGCCCTGATTTAGTCAAAATGATGAAGGGACAAGGAGCGACGTTCGATCCGGGTTGGACCTTGCAGATACGAAGCCCCTACAGCGGCGATCAGTCGATAGCCTTCTGTCGTATCAGCTAGTCCGTGACGCCCTCGGCCTTCTCGTGCGCACTATGGCCGCGTTCGTCGGGGGATGGGGCGACCGGCGGGCACGAGCTTCAAAGCCGGGTTGTGCTTAACATCACGCGATTGTGTGGGGAAGCCCGTGGGGAAACCGGAGCGAACACGGAAACCCTCAATGAAAACAATGTCTTGCAGGGATGTCTGGCGGAGACGAAGAAACCGAGAACATGGTTTCAAGCGCCTTCATCGAACCTCACGAATGGCAACCAAGTAGCTGTGATAAATAACCTTTATCCGTCAGAAGCCCTCATCGGGCCTCATGCGGATTTAGACCAGCTCAGTGCCGTTCGCTACCTTTGCCGTGTCCGGGTAGCGCATAACGGAGACCATGATGGCACTGACCGTGAAACACATCGAAGCCGCGAAGCACGGCATCGCGAAGGAGCGCATGAGCGACGGCTCGGGCCTTTATCTGCGCCTCTATCCTTCTGGCAAAAAGGTTTTCCAGGTGCAGGTCGGCAAGGAGCCCGGCTCCTCTTCCAGGGTGTGGGTGAGCCTTGGGGTCTTTCCGGAACTCAGCCTCAAGGAAGCCCGTGACGTCGCGGGTTGGGTGCGCCTCCAGTCCTCGCGCGGCTGGACTGCCGATCGGATCCGCACCGCGCTGCGTTCGGATAACGGCGCAACCGGCGATGCACCTGCGAACGCGCCTACCCGTCAGGTCACTTTCCGCGAGGTTGCGGAGGTCTGGTTCAAGCGTAAGCGCGCCGGACTGAAGAACGGCAAGCACATCGACCAGAACTGGAACACGATGGTGGCCTATGCCTTCCCAACGCTGGGCAACCGTCCGATTTGCGAGGTCGCGCGGCTCGAGGTGGTGGAGGCACTCCGTCCGATCTGGCACAGCAAGAACGAGACGGCGCGCCGGACGCTCGGCCGGATCCGCGAGGTCTTCGAGGTCGCCAAGCTCGAGCATGATGTCGGGATCAGTCCTGCCGATTTCGACCCCAAGATCGCCTATGGCCATGTGCGGCGTCGGACCAAGCACTTCGGCGCGCTGGTCTGGGAGCGCGTCCCGGAGTTCTGGGCCTGGCTGCAGGAGGCTCCCTGCGACGAGCAGACGCGACAGTTCGTCATGCTGCTGGTGCTGAGCGCCAAGCGCACGGGCGAGGTTCGCTTCGCCCGCCCCGGGTTCCGGAATGCCCGGGCATCAACCTGGACCACGCCCGCCGAGTTGATGAAGCGGGGGCGGGAGCATCGCGTGCCTCTGAGCCCGCAGGCCGAGATCGTCTGGGAGAATGCGCTGCTGCTGACCCAGGATCCCGCCTTTGTGTTCGGCAAGCCACGGAACCGGTCCGGCGTCATCTGCGAGAACACCGCCCTGAAACTGGTGAAGGGTTTCGATCCTTCGATTACCGGACATGGCTTCCGGTCAAGCTTCAAGGGCTGGGCGCGGGCACAGCGCCGCTATGAGCACGACGCCATCGAGTTCGCTCTTGCGCATCGTCTGCCGCCGCTCGAAGAGGCCTATCTTCGGGAGGACCTTCTCACCGAACGAAGAATCCTCATGCGCGACTGGGCGGACTACGTGACAGCTGGAAATCTGCCGGCGCGCTTGCTTGAGCAGATCTGA